GGACCGAAGACGCGCTAGATTTTGTGATGCGCTTGATGGCTGCACCCATTCCACGCATCGCGGTTGAGAACCCGATCAGCGTAATCTCTAGCCGCATCCGCAAGCCAGATCAGATCATCAACCCGTGGCAGTTCGGGCATGACGCAAGCAAGCGCACTTGTTTGTGGTTAAAAAATTTACCTTTACTCACGCCTACCGACATTGTTGAGCCGCGTATCGTGAACGGTAAGAAGCGTTGGGCAAACCAAACCGATAGCGGGCAGAACCGTTTGCCCCCAAGCGAAGACCGTTGGAAAATCCGCAGCGAAACATACACGGGGATCGCGCAAGCGATGGCAACACAATGGAACTAAGACCCTATCAGAATGACGCGGCTAACTTTCTATACGAGAGTGATCGTGCGATGATCTTGGCACCGGTGGGCGCAGGAAAGACTGCGATCACCTTGACCGCTATGAAGAACGCGCTTAACGATAAGATCGTGCGCCGCTTCTTAGTGTTAGCCCCTAAGCGCGTGTGTACGGATGTGTGGCCAGTTGAAATTAAAAAGTGGGCACCTAGTCTGTATATGCGTGTGGCTGTTGGCACACCCGCTGAACGCTTGTCTGCGCTCAGATCACACAGCGACCTCGTAGTCACCAACTACGACAACTTGCAATGGCTGTCCGAACAAGAGCTAAACTTTGACGCCATTGTGTTTGACGAACTGACACGACTTAAAAACTCATCAGGCGCGCGCTTTAAAGCGCTCAACAAAGTCATTGATAAGATGGGTGTGCGTTGGGGTTTGACCGGATCGTTTACCTCTAACGGCTTAGAAGACGTGTTCGGGCAATGTAAGATTGTTGACCAGAAGTTGTTAGGGCGCAGCAAAGGCGCGTTCATGCAACAGTACTTTGTGCTGATGAACCCTGAATATGGCGAGTGGATGCCGCGCCCAGGATCGCTTAAGCGCGTGATGGATGTGATCCGCCCAGCCACTTATGTGTTAGAGCCTGGTGAGTACGCTGATAAGCTGCCGCCCTGTCACATGGTCGAGATGCGCTGCGACATGGTGATGACTGAGTACAACACCATGAAGAAAGACTTTGTAGTGCAGTTTGGTGAAAGTCAGATAGCCGCGATTAACGCAGCCGTCGTCACAGGCAAGCTGCAACAGATGGCGTCTGGCTTTGTCTACGACACGACAAGCGTGGCAAGTGACGCACCAGGTAAGTTTGCGGTCACACAAACGCCTATCTGGTTTAGCAAGCATAAGTTCGATGCGCTAGATGATTTACTTCAGGAGAACCAACGTGCCAACACCATCATCGCCTACAACTACAGAGAAGAACTTGCAGAACTCAAGCGCCGATACAAACACGCTGTCACCCTTGATGACGCGCGCGCTATCGAGCGCTGGAATAAGGGAGAGGTGGAGTTGCTTCTTGTCCACCCCAAGTCAGCAGGACACGGTCTTAACTTGCAACACGGCGGTTGCCGGATGGTCTTTCTGTCACTGCCTTGGAGTCTTGAGTTGTTCGAGCAGACTGTCGGACGACTGCACCGATCAGGACAGCAGCGCGACGTCTGGGTCTATGTAATGCTCACCAACAAAACTGTTGATGAGAAAATTTGGGGTGCGCTGCATGATAAGCGCGCCGTGTCTGACATCGCTATGGAGGCGTTGAAATGAAACGATTAGAACTTTGGAAAGCCAAACTTAAGGCTGCCAAAGCAGAACTTAAAATACACGGGCGCCACGCAAAAGCTGTCGTGCGCGCGCTTGGCAACACCCACCGAACTATTAATGATTTGGAGCAGAAAATTGAAAACCACTTGGCGAAATCTAAATAGCCGTCTGAGCAGCCTGTCGGAAGACGAGGTGTTTGCTCTACTGGCGGAAGAACTTAGCGGCCCACGCAGGGCGTCTATGCTCCTGCGTCTGCATCAGCGGGGCAACACCCTGCGCGTGATGCGCGAACGGATTGAGATACTGAAGGAGGCAAGAACGCCATGAACAAAGACATTTTATTCAGTTTGTGGTACGACAGCCTAGAGGGCACTAAGACGCAGGGCTTTGCGTACAAAGCATGGTGCGCAGGGTGGGAGGCTGCAAAGAAGCCTATCAAATGCGACTGCATCAGCCCAGAGCGATGCGAACTGTACGATCGTTGTATGAAGGGAGAGAAGGCATGAACACTGAAGAAATATTCCAACAAGTGATGGATGAGAATTGCAAAGATCCGTTGCATCGCTTTGCCGAGCTAGTGCGCCAAGATGAGCGTGAGGCGTCTGATACATTAAAAAAGTTAGCAGGAGAAGCGTTAACAGCGCTAGAAAAATATAACCGGTATGAAATTAAAACTGATAGCTATGATCACAGCACAAATTTAATTTATGATTTAAGAGATGTTTTAAACCATAAGCGTATGCCTTTGCGTGAGCAATGGGACACATCCGACATGGCGCATCGGTCTGGTGGGTTGAGTGTTGAGCAAGAGCCTGAGCCTACTGCTTGGGTTACTGATGACTTTGCAATAACTTACAGCGCTGAGGTAGCGCAGCGTTGGCGTGACAAAGGATGGAAAGTCGTACCTTTTTACACCGCACCACCAAAGCGAGAGTGGGTCGGGCTGACGGATGAGGAGATACATAAAATCATTGACGACTGCACCCCAAATGAAGCAGAGTTGGAAGAACTAAATGATTTTGCGAAAGCTATCTTTGCAGTTGAAGCCCAATTAAAGGAGCGCAACACATGATCACCCCCAAACAAGAACAAGTGCTCGACATTCTGAAAAGCAAAAAAAGCATGACCGCTGCTGAGATTGCTAAAGAAATGAAGATGGTGGCCACTGCCATTGCAGCGCACCTACGACGCCTAGAAGAGGCCGGTCACATTTATGTGTCTGAGTGGCGAGGTGGTAAGTACGGCGTCCCTACAAAGGCATACAGGTACGGCAAAGGCGATTCTGTTGAGTTTGTTGGCAAACGTAAAGCACCAAACAAAAAGATTAAAGACACCGTAGTTACTGAGAAGATAGAGATTGACGCACCCCGACCAGACTATGCATCAGCATGGCTATTTCATCACCCAAGAGTAGAATTATTAGGGGCAAGGTATGATTAAAGATACAGTCAACCATCCGTCCCACTACAAAAGCCATGCGTCTGGCGTGGAGTGTATCCAGATTACCGAGCACATGAATTTTTGTTTGGGCAATGCTATCAAATATATTTGGCGCGCTGATCTCAAGCACAACGCTATTGAAGACTTAGAAAAGGCGGTATGGTATGTCAACAAAGAAATTGAAAGAAGAAAAAAAAATACAACCGTTTGAACAGGTTGCTTACAAACTGCCACCAGCACTCAAGTTAGCGGCAGAAAGAGCCAAGAAAGAACAACCAGATTTAATCGCCATCTCAGGGAGAGTACGCTATGTACACCACGAATAAAGATATATGCGTTTGCGAACACATTAATTTGTGTGAGGTAAACGACCGTTGCATGAAGAAGTTGCCATGCCCATTGGTTGACGACCCAACATTCGTCTACGTCCCAGCCGCCTCAACTGACGTCCAAAAGACATGGCGCAAGTTCGGCTGGGTGCCAGAGTTACGCTAGCATTGAAGTTGATTTAACTTTAACTTGCGCAACACGATTAAGCCAGCCTTTGCCGTATGTCTCAAACGTATTAAGACTGCGGTAAAAGGCTTCTTTACCTTCGCTAAACTTTTCAATCAACTCAACAGGGTCAGCCGCTAAGACAGCCGCCATTGAGATCGGGCCAAGTCCACCATCAGCAGGAACGCCAACAGCGTCTTGCAGGATTTTGATGGAGCGACCAGGACCGGCGTTGACACCCATGTCAAAAACCATGTAATCAATACCGCTTGGCAGTTCGTCGGCGCGCACTGCGTCCCAATACTTCTTTTTGTACAACGGCTCGACATCAGCAGGCGTGAGTTTGCGCATCTGCTCATGCGTGACTTGATGTCCAGTATGCTGCTCCCAATTGAATTGGGTAACACCTAGCATGGTTGAGCCTTTACGCCCGTCTGGTAACTTGTTGCCGTCGTCACGCTCATCGTCACTAAAACCGCCTTCACTAGCCAACATCTGCTCAAACGCTTGCTTCCAATTGCTAATCATTTAGAACGCTCCATGTTAAGTTTGACCCACTTTTGTAATGCAACTAACTTAGCTGTCTCTTCAGCACAAAGCCCAACAATGGCAGGGTCGTCGGCGGTTCCAGCAACGCTGGGGGAGGACTTGGAAACGGTGGACACTTGACCGCTACTGGTACCACACTGCTGCACCCGACCAGCATACTGGCGGCGCAGAGCAGCAATCCTAGTTTCATACTCATCCTTGACCCCTTCAGTTATGACTTCTGCAATCTCTACTGCGCTTTTGTTTGCAGCCTCAGCGGCTTCGCCAATAGCTTTGACTTCAGCGACGAACAACAGATGCTTGTCCCGCATACGATCATAGCCGCCCCAGTAGGCGAGGGCTAGAGCAATCGCAATAGCTGCGATTTTTAAATAAAGAATCATTTGACACTCGCTAACATTCGTGCAGCGATTGTGAGCATGGCTTTTGACCTCTCAAGATCAAGCGGCGCATCTTTGTACATCACGGTAATCTGTCCAATGAAGCTGGTGTAGTCCGGCGGTATGCTTATACGGCATCCAAACGTACCACCTTGGTCTAGATACCAGATGCCAGCTTCAGACTGTGGAGTTGAGTAGAACCCGCATGGAGTTTGTCCTGCCATCAGATCAACAACATCAGCATTGTTTGCGTGGTTAGATGTAAACAGCCCAATGTTTTGACCTTCAAGATTCTTAGCTCTTTTACCGTCACGATTCTCAGCACGAACCATTACACGCTTATTAAATATTGTATCGACCGACATGATTGCTACAGCAACAACATTCGGGTCTTTCATCAGCAATTGAATTGCATCGTCAAAACGGCTGCTGTTGAGCTTTGGTAAAGCATTAGACTTTTCGTAGACACCGAGCAGAAACGTCTTGTTGTCGTAAGCAAAATATCCAACGTAGCCAAGCACGCCAAGCAGTAGGACAACGATCAACTTAAAGGGTGAGTCAATATATGACAACACACCCATCAGAGTGTTTTTATTTTCCGTTGACATCATCGTAGGTAGCAAAGCCAAAGTAGGACGCAAGTACTGCGCTGATAAACCCATAGAACGGTAACGCAATCGCCCCTAGCGTGGGAGATTCTGTAGCTAGGATAAGCAGGGGAAACAGTAAACCAGCTAGCATGGATAGCCACGCCATCTTGCGCCTGTTTTTCCAACGGTCGATCACTTGTCTACCTTTTGGTCGAGGCGATCAAAGAGTCGATCGAGTAACATTTCAACACGATCAAACCTCTTATCCATGTCTGCGCGAAAGCCATCGACCTCAGACTTCTTGACATAGTTCTCGCTCATGTGAAGGCGGATAGACGCAACGTCGTTCTTTAACTCTTTAACCGAGTCCCACAACTGACGGGCAAACCAGCCGCCCACGCCAATTGCTGTAACGACACCAAGGTTGATCATAAATTGAAAGTCCATGCTACGGCACCAGTTTGTTAAGAATTTGATCGTCATCCCCACGCAAAGCATTACGCTTTGCTGCACGGGTCTTTGGTCCTTGCACTTTGCGTGATGTGTCTGGACGCATCTGGCGCAATTGTTCCTCTAACAAATCAATTGAACTCTTTACACGGCCACGGGATTCAGTTGCTTGGCGCAGCATTTCTGCGTTTTTAGCACTCTCTGCCCTTGCGCCCATAAGTTCAGGGCTACGCGCACGGCTTTCAATTTCCGCAAACGCTGCATCTTTTTGACGCGCCGTTTTTAGAGTGTCCTCAACCCAATTGCGATCCATCATTTTATCGGCAATTGCTCGGTCGTTCAACGCTTTAAAGCCTGGTGCCACTTCAGCCAAGTCTACGCGAGTCTTGTCAAAGGCGACCTTTTCGGCGGCGTCAAGCGCAAACTTCTGTCCGGATGATATCTTGTTGGTGGCTGACCGCAGCGTAGACGTATAGTTTTGAAACGTCTCAGGCGTAGCACCACGAATCCCTTGGCTTGCTGGAAGCAACTTACCAGTAATTGGATCAACATCAAGTATCATTTCACGCGCTGTTGGTGCTCTTGATCTTGCCTCAGCAGCCAAGCCTTCAGCCTCCGCCATTTGAGCCATGCGGGTTCGACGTGCGTCTTCAGCACGAAGTCTGGCAACAACTTCTGGTGCTTCATCCAATCCGAGGCGTAACGCATTTACTGGTGCTTGCTGACCTTGTCCCATCGCTTGACGTGCGTCAGGTCTGTTTGGATCAAAAGGCATCCGCACAGTTTCATTGCTAGGCATTATAAAGTTAGGATCGTTGCGTGGGGCAGAAGGTAAAACTGTTAACTCACGCGACTCAACTGGGCGCAAAGCGTTAACCGGTTGTTGTGGACGGTAATCACGGGGTACGGCTCGACTTGATTGAAATTCTGGCGACGTCATTTTATTGGCGGCAACTCGGCGAAGAATTTCGCTTATGCCTGCACCAGCAGCAATTCCAAATGGGACGCCAGCAGGCCCCGCAGAAAGACCAATAAGACCACCAATTGCGCCGCCTGGTCCTGCTCTAGTAAAAGCAGGCAGGAATCGTTTGTCACCAGCAGATAAAGCAGCAATTTCTGGGAAGTTAGACGCAATTTTACCTATATCAGCAACTACACCACTGACAGGTTCGCCTTTTGAAACTAATTTTCCAAATACATTTGGGTCAATTTGACCGGTTCCAAAATTAGTAGCTGACTCCATATCATAAGTTTGCGCCATTTTTGTTCTGGCGTTAACAAATGCTTCTCGCGCTTTTGCGTTTGGCAAATTGTTATCAATTAAACTTTCTAATACTTTAGCTGCCCCAAGTTTTGCGTCAGCCATTGCTTTTGCATTAGGGTCTAGTGGACCAACAGCACGAAACACGTCTGATGCTTGTTGACGCATCTGACGAATAGTGTCTAAAAGTTTAGTTCCATCGCCACCTTTTAACAGCCCTTCTTTTAAATTATCTAAGTACGCTCCAACTTGCGCTGCTTGACCATCATCAACGTAAAGTTCTTTTGCGCGTAACTTGTCAAGTTTTGCCAAACTATCACTGTCAACAATAACTTGCTTAATGTCACGCACGGTTTCGTATGGACCGGCGATATCATCCCTTGCACGAACTTTGTCGTATATCTTTGGGTCTGTAAGCGATACTTCATCACCAACACCCAAATCTTTTTTAACTATGTTTGTCCATTTTGGTCTGTTATCTTCTGATAAACGATTATCTAAATCAGCACTACCAATTAAACCTGTACGCGCACGATTTCTCAAGTTTGGATTAGACACAGCAGGATCAAGCGCAATGTTATATTTTTGCGCTAAATTTGTTGCATCAATTTGTGGACCACGCGCATAGCTTTCAGCAACCCGTGCTTCACCGGCTGCTTTAACTGAAGGTATTTCACCAATTGCGCTTTTAAGATATCCGCCCTCAGTACGAGCAATATTGCCGGCTTGACGCACAGCAGCGGGAGCAAGTGCTGCCGCAGTCGCACCTTGCGAAAAAGGAATGGATTGAAGTGGCTCTGTTACTTCACCAATGGTTTGCATTGACGCTTGACCGCCACGGGTCTGGGGCTGGTATGTCAACGCTTGTTGAACACGTCCAGCCAACTCTTGACCTTGGCGAACGCCTTCTTGCGTACCATATTGACCACCGGTAACCGAGCGACCAACACCAGCAAGCGCAGCAACAGGCGCTGCAATCATGCCAGTGCCAAGCGCAAGAGGGGTTTCAACAATTCCGCCCAACACGTCTTGCATACTTGGACGAGCGCTAGGTATTGCATCCGGTTGACGAATAACTTGACCTTGAGGCGTGACCTGTGGGACTGCGCTGCCGTAGCCCGTTGACGCAGCCGTACTTAAGCCAATTTTTGTATAAAAATCATTTTTAGGAAGGTCTGAGTAAAATTTGCTGTGCAAAGCGTCGGCCAACGCCGCATCAGGCATATCCGAATATTGTGGATACTTTTCGCGGATTTCAGCAATTGTCGCCATTATCTAATTCCCAATGGGTCTGAGGGGGCACCACCCGCACCGCCACCACCAACTTGATCTGACATTCCAAACTGATCTTTTCTTTCTTTCATTAACCGCAAAATTACTTTTGCTGCATCTTTTCTAGTTTCGTTTGGTAAACCTGAATCTGCAAGTTGACCCGCTGCCTCTTTATAAGATTGCGTATCTTTGTCAGATTGCGGGCCTTCAAATCGCGGAACCATTTTAAGCACCAAATCCGCAATTGGCGCAAGTGAAGCTGCTGCTTTTGCGCCTTCTGTAGCTTTACCAACAAACGCCGCAGAAGCATCGACCATTCGACCAAATCCGCTACCTGTTGATTTTTCAAGTAATCCACCAGGCTTTATAGCATCTGTAAGGTTTGAAATTGCGGTGTTAAGACTTCTAACGGTTTCCACTTTTCCTGCTGCTTGTTTTTCTGTAAACGCAGTTGCTGGCGTCATTCCTATAGCTTTATCTGCTGCAACTAATACAGGTTTGCCGTCTACCATTGCGGCAACAGGTGCGCGGAATGGCGGCTTGGGTTGAGCAAATGTTGGCCCTTGCGGTGCGTTAGGATTTAACGCATTTACATTTGGTGCTGCTGCGCTTTGGGGATTTAAAGCGTTAACACCACCTCCACCATCGACACCTAAAGGTTGAAACGCCGAAGTCGCTGAGTTAGGCGAAATTTCAACGCGCATTGGCATTGGTTGAACTTCTAATGGAATTAGCTGATCCCCACGCAATGGGCGGCGCGTTTGAATTTCTATGCGTTCTTTTGGGTTTTCTGGGTTTGGAATAGTGGTTGTAACAAGATCACCGCCATATTTTAGTTTGTCGTCGTATTGTTCACGCGCAAGCCTTGCATTCATCATTGGAGCAGCCGCACCAATATTGGCAACTTTTAACGCCCGCGCCTCATCCATTAAATTTTGTTGAAGTTTAGTCGAACCAAGCGCACTGGCTTGTTTAAGTTTTTCTAAGCCACCAGGTTGATTTAGTTGAGCAATAATGCTTTCGCGCGATGGGCTGACACCTATAGATTTAAAATAAGCACCCGTTCTTCCTACATGATTACCGTCGTGCCATTTAAGATAGTCTTCATTTGTATTTACGTCACCCAACGCATCTCGACGCAATTTAATATCGTTTGAAAGAACTTCCATTTCTGTTTTTTGCGTGGTGGCGCGTTTGCCCAACAACTCTGCAAACCCTTTGGCGTTGGCCATGTAACCACGACGTTGAAACTCAGGATCGTCAAAATTAGCGCCGCCTGCAAACAGGTTACGCATTTCTTCGCTACCCTGCATTTCTTGAACAGCACCTTTCAGCGCAAGCATCTGACCCATCTGACCCAACATATTGACGGGTTGTTGTTGCTGTACGCCTAATGCGATATTTGGATTAATTGGCATTATTATTCTCCAACAAAGCCACCGGCTGTTGAGCCGGTTACGCCATAATGTGTTCGCTGTTGCGGAAACACGCGATTCATCAATTGATTTTGATAATACTGATTTGAGATATTACCAATGGCGTTGCTAAACGCATTAGATTGCCCCATGTAACCAGACGCCCTTGCGTTAGCTGCGCCTTGATAAGCCTCGCCTGCTTGGTTAGCGTAGTTCATACCCATAGTGCCAAGCGTGTTGGCTGAAGATTGACCTACACCCGCTAATGATTGAAGCGGATTTAACGTGCCTGCGCGCTCGGCTTGATAGCGGTTAAAAGCGTTTTGGTATTCCTGAGACGCCATGTCTTGACCGTAGCGCTGGATGCCTTTAAGCGTACCGCCGGACAACAAATTACCCCGTGCTGCCGCGCTGCTCTCAAGCCCTTTCATACCTTCTTTTAACCGGAACTGATAGCCTGGATCCATGCCCTTGGCAAACATCTCAGGCGTGTACTCCGCCGTAGCGTATTTGCCAAACATTGGGTCGTTGGCGTTGCCGCCAGACATTCTAAACTGTTCACGGTTAGGCGCAACTAAATTCGCACGGGCTGCGTCAAAACCAGCTTGATCAAACGTGCCGCCAGTTGGCTCTCGATAAAATTGCTGATCAGATTCGCCGCCACCGCTTGTGTAAGACCCGCCACCACCGCCACCAATAAAAAATTTAGATGGGTCTAAATTGGCTAAGTCAGCATTATATTTTTGCAACGCTTTGTTATAGGAGCTGTCGTCGTACTGACCTTCGCCACCCAAACCAAGATAAGTCAGCAGCCTATTTTGACCTTGCAGCCCGCCTTGACGAAACGGCTCTTGTAGCTCAACGCCTTTTAGGTATTGCTCATATTGCAATTGAGCAGCGCGTTCAGCAGCGGCAGCTTGTGTGCTAGCGGCTTTACCTGCTGCGCTTGAACTCATAGCGGCACCAGCAAGAGTGGCGACGCCTCCAATAACTGATGCGGCTACGAATGTCATGTCAATACCTCATTTTTAACTTTATTGCCAATTACAAACATACTGTTTGGGTCGGCTTCAACTAACTCATTTTCTGCGTCTTCAATTGTCGTGGCTTCTGCCACATGAAAAGTCATGCAAAGTGCGTCTGTTATTGCGTATACCGCCCGCTTAGTACCAGGTCGGCTTAACAAAACTTTAGGCCCAGTTATAGTCTGAACGCCGTCATCTGTCGTCACACAAATTGTACCGGACACTACGACATAAAAATGCTCTTTTTTGTGTACTTTGCCAACTATTGTGCATCCTGCTGGACGCCATACTTGTCGGCAATACATACCGCCATGAAAGAAATGCTCAGTAGGAGGTTCGTATTGCGGCATTTTAGACATTGCTGCCTGAAGTGCTTCCACCTGTTTTCTAACAGAAGGAGCTAAAACGCCGCTGTACGTTACGTCCATTTAATTCAGCACCAAAAAGTTAACTCTGGTTTCAGCCGTGGCTGCCGCATTAGAGATTAAGGTAAAACTGCCGGCTCCAGGCACTGCTTTCATAACTCGCATTGTCGCATCATCTGTTGCAACTGTGGCTAAAATAACGCTTGAGGTTGTCACTAAACTATTGGTAACAACTAAACTAATGGCACCCGCAGCAAAGTTAACCGATCCAGCGGTTTTATTAATTGTTTGTGCACCGGTAGTGCCCGCAGCGGTAATAGTTTTATCCACTACAATATCCGCTTTTGCAGTAAACACCGACCCGTCATAAGTCAAGTTTGCAGAGGATTGAAACGCTGCTGTGCCGTTTCCATAGGGGATTCGGTTAGCCGTTAATGTGGCAATCCCTGTCCCGCCTTGCGCAACAGACACTGTACCGCTAGTAATCTGTGACGCTGCGATCGCAATCGCCACATCACCCGCTACCGTCAATTGACCCTGAGCGTTGACTGTTACCGTGGTCACCGAAGACGCCGAGCCATACGATCCAGCAGTTACCCCTGTGTTGGATATGCCAACCGTAAGTGAGCCACTGCCATTGGTTCTAAACAGCCCTGCGCCTGCCGTTAGGTTTGCAACAGTATAAGTGCCGCTAGAGTTACCAATTAAGATTTGACCGTTTGCAGGAAGGGTGCCTGTACCTGTTCCACCGGAACCTACTGAAATAACGCCTGTGCCGTCGCCTACAATAGTGTTGATGTTATTAAAATATCGAAACCATTGCACCGAAACTAGCCCAGTGTTTGAGTCAACAACTGGAATCCGAGGCGCAGGGATTTGGGTAATATTAGCCATTTGTGCCGCTTAGAATCAACTCAGCGCCAATAATGTCAATCTTAACTGGATCGGTGCCTGACACCTCATAGACCCTGTCACGCAGCTTCTGAGTCATGCCTAGACGACGCCAGATGGCGCGTGTGCCGTACCCGCCAATTTGACCCATTGAAACCCAATGCTCATTTGACCAAGTGTGTCCGCCGTCATCAGAAAAGCGCAACATGACTTGAGGGTCAGAACCTTGACCAACAACAAGCCCAACACCCGTTTCGCAAACCAATTGAAGGCTATGCTGTGCGGTACGCTTTAGGTTGTTTTGACCAGTAGGAAGT